CGCATGAAAAAAACAACTAAGAAAACTACAAAAACTACAAAGTCCCCGCCGATGGCTTTAGTCAAGATAGAGGAGTTAGACAAACTACTTAAGGGTGTATGGCAAGTAAGCAATGACCTTGATGAGTTGTCATACAAGTTTGATGAGGTCGGTCATTTGATGAATTCAATAAACTATGATTTCGATTTCAACGACGAAAAGGGATCTTGCTTCTTCTATTTGTCTGAGCGTTTGTACAACGAAAACAAAAAACAATTGGAAGAGATACTGCATCGGCTGAGTCAGTTGTTATGGGAAGCAAGAGGAATAAGGGGGTAACTAATGGCAGTTGAGATGACCGACTTTGAGCAGGGTGTGTGGGACTATCTAATGTCTCACCCAAAAACCCCGGTTCAAGCAAATAAAATTGCAAAGGAATGGATTGTTAGTAAGACTAGGGTATATCGAGTGCTAGAAAAGTTTGTTGAGAATGGGATCGCGGATGTTGTGCGTATTGGTTCCAAGAAATTTTATAGGGTGAAAGAATGACTCCTGAAGAATACAAAGCCGAAATTGAGCGCCTAAAGAAAGAAGTTGAGCATTGGAAACAGGCATATCACAGGGTTAAGGATGAGAATGAGCGGCTGGCGCTTGACCTAGGTATCAGGGATAATCCACAATTTGGGAAACCTTACTAGGAGATTATGATGCCTTACGCAAACAAAGCCGACCGCAACTATAAGCAGGAATATGAGAATTATGATGGCACCGAGATGGTTAAGAAAAAGCGTGCTGAACGTAACCGAGCACGGCGAATCATGGAAAAGGCTGGCAAAGTTAGTAAAGGAGATGGCAAGGACGTACATCACGTTAAAGCACTATCTAAAGGCGGTTCGCATAAAGACGGTTTAAAAGTTACGTCGGCGGCTAGCAATCGTTCGTTTGATCGTGACGCAAAGCAAAAGTTAATCTCAGAAGTCAGTCCACGGGAAAAGAAGCGTGCAAATAATAAATGATCGGATACTGCTGGTTAAGACTAAATTTCCTAGCCGTATTACAGAAACAATTAAAAAGAGCAAAGTCGTTCAAAAAGAGGGAGAAGTCAGTGAGGTAGCTGTCAATTGGGGTCTATCCGAAGCGCAAGCTTTGCGCAAATTACGGATTAAAAGGGTACCATCTCCAATTCAGCGTGACTATGATTGGCCCGGTTTGTACAAGCCAATGGAGCATCAGCGGGAAACCGCGTCGTTTCTGACTCTACACAAACGAGCGTTCTGCTTTAACGAGCAAGGTACCGGCAAAACAGCGTCTGCCATATGGGCTTCTGATTACCTACTAAAAATTGGGGTTATAAACCGCGTGTTAGTTATATGCCCCTTGTCCATCATGCAGTCTGCGTGGCAGGCAGATTTGTTTAAATTTGCAATTCACAGGCATGTAGACGTTGCTTACGGGGCAAAACAGAAAAGAGCCGAGATCATTAATGGTGGGGCAGATTATGTCATCATTAATTTTGATGGGGTAGAGATTGTAAAAGACGATATCAAGAACGGAAAGTTTGACTTAATTATTATTGACGAAGCGAATGCTTATAAAAGTTCTCGCACTCAGCGGTTTAAAATAATGAAAGATATTGTCCAACCAACTACATGGTTGTGGATGATGACAGGCACCCCCGCTGCGCAATCCCCACTTGATGCTTACGGACTCGTTAAATTGTGTGTACCCGAAAGAGCGCCGATGACCTTGGGTGGTTTTAGAGATACTGTTATGTATCAACTCACTAGGTTCAAATGGATCCCAAAGCCGAGAGCAAACGAAGTCGTGCATGACTTACTGCAGCCTGCCATACGGTATACGAAAGAGGAATGCCTCGACTTGCCGGAAATGCTTTACACATCTCGATATGTCCCTATGACCCCGCAGCAAGAAAAATACTATCGCCAACTAAAGAAAGATATGCTTATTGCCGCTGCTGGAGAAGAGGTATCGGCTGTGAACGCTGCAGCAAGCCTGACTAAATTACTACAGATTTCAGGCGGTGCAGTCTACACCGACAATGATAACGTAATTGAATTTGATGTCTCAAACCGTCTCAAGGTAATTCAAGAAGTAGTTGAAGAAGCCTCACATAAAGTATTGATTTTTATACCTTTTACTCACACTATTAATCTATTAAAAGAATACCTTACCAAACAAGGGATAGAGTCTGAAGTCATTAACGGTTCTGTAAGCGTCAATAAACGCACAGACATCTTCAAACGCTTTCAGGAAAACCCTAACCCCAAAGTTTTATTAATACAGCCACAAGCCGCCGCGCATGGGGTAACATTGACTGCTGCAAACGTCGTCATATGGTATGCCCCAGTAACTTCTATTGAGACCTACTTGCAGGCTAACTCCCGTGCACACAGGCAGGGGCAGAAGAATCCTGTAACCGTGGTGCATATTGAGGGCAGTCCTGTAGAAACAAAGTTGTATGCGATGTTGCAAAGCAAATTAGATTTCCATAATAAGATAATTGATTTGTACAAAAAAGAATTAGATACTTGACAAAGTACAGTTTTTAGATACAATAGTAAAAAACAACCAAGAGGACATATATGGATAAAGCCATAGATAAAATCGTCGCCGTTTACATCAAAATTCGAAATGCTAAAGAAGATTTAACGCGCGAATACGATGCTAAAGTTGCGACCCTTGACGACCAAATGCGGACTCTAAAAGAAGAGTTATTAAAGATATCTAAAGAGACCGGAGTTACAAGTTTTAAGACCGATAATGGCACAGCCTACCGAACAATTAAGAATCGGTACTGGACTAATGATTGGGAAAGTTTCTATGGTTTCATGCGCGAGCATGGCACTATGGAGTTGTTGGAAAAACGCATACACCAAACAAATATGCGTGAATTTTTAGAAGATCGGCCCGATGTGCATCCACCGGGATTAAATGTGGATCAAGAGTATGAAATCACCATTAGGAGAAAATAATGAGCAACGTTGCTTTGTTTAATCAAAATCTGCCCGACTACCTTAAAGAAGTTGAACTTGATGACTTAACTAAGTCTTTGGCGGGCAATACAGCACTAAAACGTATTTCTATTCGTGGCGGTGTATTCCGCATGATGGTTAGCGGTGAAGAGATTGCTAAGAACGAAAACCGTGCAATGAACGTAGTTATTGTTAATGGCAACCCGCACGTATCCCGACAGTTTTACTCTGGTGCTTATGTTGCTGGAGAGTCGGTTGCACCTGACTGCTGGTCGAACGACGGTATTACGCCTGACTCAAGCATTGAGTCTGCACAAAACAAGACCTGTGATGGGTGCCCCCAAAACATTAAAGGGTCTGGTTCGGGCGACTCCCGCGCTTGCCGGTTCCAACAAAGGCTTGCTGTAGTTCTTGAGAGCGACATAGGTGGGGACGTATTCCAACTAACGCTGCCCTCTACTTCAATCTTTGGTCGTGGCGATTTGGATAAGATGCCTTTCCAGCAGTATGCTAAGTATGTAGGGTCGCAGGGCAAGAACATCAACACCCTAGTTACCGAGATGAAGTTTGACTCGGACAGCGCAACTCCCAAGCTAACCTTTAAGCCGGTTAGATTCTTGGAGCGTGAAGAGTGGGCAGTTGCTAAGGAAAAAGGCAATAGTCTGGCTGCTAAGTCTGCAGTTGTGCAAACCCCGACGCAAACTGATGGGCCGAAGTCAAAGACCATATCGGTATCGGCAAAGCGGGTAGATGTTGCTGACGAGATAGCCGAGCCGACCAAGAAAACGGCTAAGAAAAATGTTGAGCCAGCAGCCAAGAAGGAATTTGCTGATGTCCTTAACGAGTGGTCTACCGACGATGAGTAAGCATGTCAGAAACACGCGGCTACTCGTTTCGGCTAATAGAAACTAACAAACGCGCAATCGCAACCCACCCCGGTGTCATGCTGGGGAGGTTGTGTATTGCTCAAGATATCCCAGTCTCGGACGCAGCACAGTTCTTCGGCGTAAGCCGTATGACCGTATACAAATGGTTTAAGGGTCAAGAAATGCCTCGCAAAAAACAGATTGAGAAGATTGAGGAAGTCATTGCGAAACTTAAAACTAAAGTCCACTTGGATTAGGAATGGCTACAACAGACCTATTGTCGGCGGTGCTATCCACAGAGGGGTGGTACTGCATTGTCGGCTTGAAGAAAAAAGGACTGCCCAAACAGGTCTTTGTACAGACGCTGGTAGAAGCAGACCAAGAAATACAATCCCTTTTAAGCAAGCACTATGATGTTTATTTTGCCTGCTCGAAGTACGAAAAGCCTTCCACACGGACAGCGGATAACGTAAAAAATATTAAGTCGTTTTGGCTTGATATTGATTGCGGAGAAGGAAAACCTTATGCAGATCAGGCTGATGGGGCTTTGGCCCTGCTCAACTTTTGCAAAGCATTAGGGCTTCCTAAGCCGACTATTGTTAATTCAGGGCGGGGGCTTCATGTCTACTGGCCTTTGATATCGGCTGTCCCTCGACTTGATTGGAAGCGTGTAGCAGAGAAACTAAAGAAACTTTGCGTCGATTACAACCTCGAAGCCGACCCTGCTCGTACATCAGATGCAGCATCTATCTTAAGAATACCGGAGACCTTAAACTATAAACCTGACCCCCCTGCGCAAGTCCAACTACAGCACCTCTCTCAACCAGTAGACTTTGAGTCGTTTAAAACTTTATTGGGTGTGTCC